AGAAAGAAGAAGATTGGAAATATCTAATCCAGCGAGCATTAATACATTTTTAAAACCAGCTTCATAAAGAGCCATGCAGTCGCCAATACTTTCTACTAAAATAACTTCTCCAGATTTATCTATATATTCATGAGCAAGATGATTTGGATAAACCCAATTTGTTTTGCGACCCATATGTTTCCATTTGGGAATATTGTCTCCTTCTATCACTGTCCTACCAGAGAATCCGTGTATTTGGTTATCTAAATCATAAATAGGAAAAACTATACGCCTATACATTTTACCACCGCCAGCATAACCACATTGAAATATTTTTTGTGTTCCTTCTGATATTCCCCTCTTTTCATAGAATGTTCTCATTGGCAAAAGTTTATCTAAATATGAAATTGGATATATTTTTTCCATTTCTATCTTTTCTTCTTTGGGTTTATTTACAATATATGTTTCTTGGGTATCTGGATAATATTGCTTTAATACTTTAAAATCTTCTGTTTTAAGTGTTTCCTTAACTAATGCCGTAAATGGCTTGGCTTGATTGTCTAAGCCGAAATCTTTCCAAACCCCACTATCTTTATATATTATAAGAGAAGTATTTGTTTTTCCATTCCTATAAATGGCTCTACTGCGCCAATGATTACCGCAGTCTTGTAGGTTATATCCCAGCTTCTCTAAGGATTGTTGATATGAATTCATTATAGGTCCTCAAAAGATGGAAGGGTTTGTGTTTCTGTAGAGATTAAATCTCCTCCAGTATTTCTAAATGTAACGATATCTCTTAAATCTCCATGCTCGGTTATATTAAAATTTTTAAACTCTAAATTAATAAAGTTTTTTCTAAGGTTATCATCTACTTGAACTGGTTCACAGGCACCAGCAATATCTCGACCTAAGTGTCTAGCTTTAACATTAATTAATTTATGCGTCCCGAACTGATTACCCTCTTCTGCAATTTCATCATTTGTTTTTGATCTTAATATAAACATGTGAGAACAAAACTGCGTGATGCGGTCAGATAAAGAAACTATAGATTCGTCATCTATAATATTTTGAGCATTTCGATTCGTAGTGATACCGCTACGGTTTGATTGAACAGAGGTTATCATTGGAACAACTGGAGATCCGTCTTCTACTATTTCTTTTTGAATACATTTTTTAAACTTATCAACCATTTCTCCAACAAGCTGCCATTCATTTTTATTTCCAGTAATCCCATCAGATGATGTTTTAATATAATCAAAAGAAAAAACCATATTGTTGCCGCGTCCTACTTTTGAGTAATAAAATCTTTTTAAAGTATTTATCATAGAATCAACGTCCATACCGCCGACATTGTAGTAATAAAATTTAAGTTTCTTAACCTTAGACCAAACCGAACGAACTTTATCTACTGTATTTTGACCAGCTTGTCTCCATTTTCCACTTTCTAATAGATAAGCTGGAACGCCAGATAAAGCGGCACACTGACGAATAATTAGCTCCTCTTTGCTCATTTCTCCATTATCAAAATGTAATACTGGAACATTGTATTGAGAAGAAACTTTTGTGGCGTAGTCCATACAAAACTGAGTTTTACCTACACCAGACCTAGCTACGATAACGGTTATATTTCCTGGCCTCAACAAAGAGCCATAAATATCATTTATCTTTTCATGAGGCCCCATCATTCCAAACTCGTCGACTGGATTATTGCCGCGCTCTTCTATAAAACTTTCCATTTCTTCGTAGATGTTTTGAGGAATATCATCGCCCACTTCGAATAAATTAATTTTTTCATTATATATCTGATCTGCAGATTCTATAATATTTAAATAAGAAACATCTGGAGATATGTTTTTCATAGAGTCGGCAATTTTTTGAGCCGTCTTACCTATCTCCCTTCTGACGCTATACTTTTTTAATTCTTTAATAGATGATTCAACCTTTTCTTTAGAATATATTTTTCGCATTGATAAAGATCTAACATAATCAATAAGAGAAATATCTTCTTCAAATTTAATTCCAAGGTCTTTTATTCTTTGAACTAAAACAATTTCATCAATAGATTCGTCTTGTTGGCAAGCTTTTTTTAAAACCGCAAAAAGGGTTCTATGCAAAAGAGACCCATCATGAAAATCAGATTCGCTAATAAGATGTATGAAGCTGACTAATGATTTTGGTTTTTGTATAAAGGCCGCTAGTACTTGTTTTTCTATCTCTAGACTATATATCATTTAACCCATGATACATAGACGATTTAATTTGTCAAGTTTATTAATCCTCTGGCTCAACTTCCATTCCGTTTCCAACCTGTTCAGCTATATATCCTTCTAAACATCTCATAAGTCCAGCTTCTGTAATTTGAGTATCACAGCTAGAATATATTACTGGGGTTCCGTCTTCCCCACAATAAGCTATTATATAACCTTTATATGCATTTTTGGAGCCAGTTAGTTCATATAATTGATTAGTCAGCTTTTCGGGCAACATGAATTTTTTAAATTTTGGTTCCGCCATAATATCATTTACACCTACCCTAAAAGCTTTTCGAAATATTCTTGAGATAATTCGTCATCTGGATAAATTTCTATTAATTTTATGTTATTTAGCTCACAAAACTCTATTTTTTTGTTATCTCTTCTTATTTGACGAACAAAGTTTGCCCTGGTCTTATGAAAATGCTTAACAAACTTAAGATGTTGAGCACCTTGAACCTCTATTGCTATTTTTTTATTATGATTGTAAAAATCTAAAGAAAGTTGAGTCCCAACGACTTTAAATTCTTCATATACGGCATCATATTTCCAATATTTATATAAATATTTTCTAACTTCTGCTTGAAATTTACTACGGCATTTTCCGTTCCACTTTATTTTGTATTTATGTGGATTTCTAAGAGGTTTTTCTTTACCGTATAGAGTTTTAAAGTTCACCAATATTGGATTTAAAATAATTTATTAAAAATGTAGATAGGGCTTCATTTTCTTCTATCATTTTAAATAGATTAGCCTCTCCTTGAACTTTTTCTGGTAAATCTTGTACAACATCAACCACAAGTTCTTTAAGCTCTTCTCCAATAGTAATCCAAGCGCCTTTTTTGGTGACAAACTCCCACATATACAATAGATCGACAAGCTCCTTCTCTACCCAAACGGACTTGCCTCCAGTTCTACCATATCTAATAGGATATGGAATAGTATTGTTTGTCTTTTCATTTGGAGATTTCTTAATTGTAGCTTTAGCCCAATGCCCAATTATAGGATTAGTCTTGGGGTCTGGTTGTTTTTTCGCTGGGTCTTGTAAAATCATATCAGACTTGAATCGAGGCTCAAATTCAATAATGTAGTTTGCAAAGTGCAAGAGTGCGTTACCACCTGTTGCTGACGTCTGACGTATCGGAGCCTTTGAGTAGGGGTCTAACTTGATGTCTGCCCTCACTTGGCTAATGAAAATAGCCATATGACCCCTTTTTGCGAGAGATATAGACATTCTCTTCATAAAGTTAGCTGCGATAACTGCGCCACCTGCCACTTTATTAGAATCATAAAAAGATTTATCTATATCCTGTTGAGATATCAGTCCATCTACAGAATCTAGTATAAAACAATACTTATATTTATCTTCGTTTTGCTCTACTAGTGTTTTGATTGCATCAACAACCACCTCGTAGATATTACTTTCAAACACAAAACAAGTGCCTGCAACCCATTCTTTAGCATCGTACACGAATTTAACACCAGAACGAGCTACCATTTCATTAGATAAACGACCCTCCGCTTTGATATAGAAACCTTTAGCGTCGTTTTGGGTATTTAACATATTTTTCATTACTTCTAACGCTGCAGAAGTTTTACCACCTTCATTCATGCCGACAAATCTGTGTAAACCTGGTCCAAATCCGCCATTTAAATTTAAATCAAGTTGGAGTGACCCACTTGATGCTTTATAGTCAATTGACTCTTCGAAGTTATAATGATGTCCTTTTTTATCTTTTAGGAACCTTTCTAGTATTTCTGAATCTTTATCACTCATTTTAATAAATCTTTTGTATTTTTTGGTTTATTATCATCGGGAATATAATCTTTTCCAGTTTTTTCTCCTAAAATAAATGGATCATATTTTGATAAGTCAACTTTAAAGTTAAAATTGCGCCATTTTCTATCCATTGTCTCTTTAAGCGCTTTTGATACTATGTATGCAAGGCTATCGTATTTCTTAGGAAAAGTAACAATTTGTAAGAAATCAAGAGAATATCGAACTTCTAAATCTTTAAGAAGCTTCATTTCTCTGGCCCAAAAAAATCTCTTTTGGCTTTCTGGCACATTGACAAGTCTACTAATTATAGATTGTCTTTTCTTATGTGGCGTTAATTTCTTCGATGTCATTATCAACCATCCTACAGACTAATGTAGAAAAGTCAACACTTTTTTCCCAATGTAGGTCTTTTTGAGCCTCCGAAGGGTCTCCAAGCAATAATTCAACTTCCGCTGGTCTATAAAATTCTTTATTAATTTTTACAATAGGTATAGTTCCAAAATATAATGCTTCGTCTGTGCCAGAGCCTCTCCATTTATAATCAGATGGGTTATAATTACCACCTATATTTGCATGTTTAAAAGCAAGTTCAACAAATTCTCTAACTGTATGTGTTTCTCCCGAAGCCAATAAATAATCTTTTGGTTTATCTTCTTGCAACATTAACCAAACAGCCCTAACAAAATCTTTTGCATGACTCCAATCACGTTTAGCGTCTAGATTACCTAATTCAAGAGGTTTAATTTCAAAAGTATCTCCTTTGACATTTTTTTCTATCTCTTTTTTAATTCTAGCTACATTCATAGAAATTTTTCTGGTAACAAACTCTTCGCCACGACGCTCTGATTCGTGATTAAATAGGTATCCTTGAACTGCAAATAAGTTGTAAGAATCTCGCCACACCTTTACAATTTGCCTAGCAGCAACTTTAGATGCTCCATATGGGCTTCTTGGTCTTGGTGGGTGTTTCAGATCTTGTGGGCTATACATAACGTCACCAAACTCTTCTGATGATCCAGCATTATAATATTTACAATCGGGACAGATCTTACGAATAGCTTCTAGTTGTCGCATAACGCCTAAAGCATTTACGTCAAAGTGATTTGCTGGCATGTGCCAGCTGTTGCCAACAAAAGAGTTGGCAGCAAAATTTATAAAGTAATCTGGTTTGATTTCTTGAATTGTCGTGAACATACTATGTTCATCAGTCAGATCCATTTCAATTAGCTTGAATCTTGGATCTAGTTTAGCTTTTTCTATATTCTTATGATTAGGGACACTCAGCCTTCTGATTGCTCCATAAACCTCTAGGTTTGTAAATTTAAGAAGAAAATCTGCCATGTATGAGCCGACTTGTCCAGTTACCCCTGTTACTATTGCTTTTTTCATATTTATTTTTTATAATTAAACCACAATATAATCATGATTATAGCTGATAATAAACTCAAACAATAATTTATCAACCACCAAAAGTCAAAACCTACTCTTAGTATCGTATAGGATATGGCAGATACATAACCAATAACAGAAAGTATAAAAAGAGAAATACTAACATCTTCTACTTTTTTTGTTTTTACGCTTTTAATTATTTGGGGCCAAATGCAAGTACTAAAACATACGGTATACACTAAACCTAGAAATTGTTCCATTGGATTTTATTTTAAATCACGTCTATGTGATTTCCACTCTGTTCTGTAACCAGTAATCCAAGACATTAAAGCCCTATCAAATCCTATATCTTCGCCAGCTTTTTCTGACTCTAGCCATTTATGCCTTAGGATTTCTTCTTTTTCCGCCAAAAATTCTTGATATAATGTAGAACCCGTGGCAAAATGACCAGTCATCTTAAATTTATTATTCTTCTATTTGTTCAACCTCTGAGAGTTGTGGATTAATTTTTAGTAAAGATTCATCGGATGCCAACATTTGAGTAACGCTCTTGCCGCTTTCCCACATTCTGCAAGACCAATATCTTGCTTTATATTTGGGACCTGGATTTGTATCGCATTGATGCTC